CTCCGCCTTCGCCTCCGCCTCCGCCTCCGCCTTCGCCTTCGCCATTCAGACGATAATCTATTAAATTTTTAATTCCAGAATTGGCCTCATATCGTTTAATTAATCCCAAAATTAATATTGAATAAATACTGTTTTTGCCATAACTGTCTAGAATCAGCTCTATTCCGTCTGTTTGTTCCTTTTGAATAACTGTAGATTTTCTAGAAGCATTTAAATACATACAATATCCTCGAATCGCGTCAAATTCCGGATTTCCTTTATTCTTATCCGAAATAGATAATGCTTCATCGATATTCGGTTGTGGCGGCGAAACCTTTATATCATACGATGAATCCGGATTCACTCTTACGATAAGTAATGACATAGCATTATTTAACTGTGCCATCACTATCTTATTTTTTAGAGAAGTTATTCCGATTGACATATCAACACCCGCCGCTTTTAGTAAGTTTTTCGTCATCGCAGCAATCTCATTCGCTTGTTCCTGAATTAAACCACGGACATTATTACATTTTTGCGGGTCAGGTTTGATTGCCCCAACCAGTTTATCTAGTATTTTAGCCCCCACCGCATGATCATCATTTACTCCAGGTTTTACATCGCCAATACTAAATGACGGGGTTTGAAACCTAGAATCATTCGACGAATCCTTCCCAGGTTCTATCATTTGCGGAGAAGGTTGCGCATCAACCAGAAACACGCATAGACTTTTTTCTCCAGTTCTCGTAGCTAATTCATTTCTTTGAAAAGATGAATCTTCGACTATTTTTATTTCAGAAGGCGTACTTCCCTCTGGCGGTACCCATTTATCATTCAATAATTTAAACGCACTCTTGGCAATAATCTCCGGTTTTTCTAAACGAAAGAATGCCCATTTTGACACCGCCGATAAACTACCAATCCGCATATCGGGAGAATACCAAATATCGCGCGGTTTGGCAAATAACATATGAACGACCTGAACCGTATTGTGTTCGAGCAACTCAATCAACGCCGACTTCATCTTATTGCGGTTTTCTTCTGTTACATTCGATTTTGTTCCATTTGCGTCATCCGCCAATCCAAGCGCCTTATTCAAACTATTTTTCATATTGGTTGTAACATAGTTAATCTTTTTTGCGATCGGATTCGAACTCGTTGATGACAATTTTTGTTCCCATTCATCATGATATTTTTGGCCGTCGATTAATCCTGCCATTCGAGGTTCATTTGATGTTTTTGAATAATAATAACTCGCACGGTCGGGCATAATACGTTCCACCGGAATACCAATCTGTTTTGAAATCAAATCAAAGATATGAGCCAATTTACTCTCTTTTAATCGGATGTCTTGCCGAAGCGCGAATAATTCACCGCCGTTCTTGTCATCGATTTTATCGAAAAGCGCCTTGTTTTTATTCAGACTAGATACCACATTATTTGTTACGTAATACAAGACATAAAAAAGAAGGTCTATTCCGAATTGTAGGTCGATGGTGGATTTATCGTAAATATCGAGGTAGGACTTTAATGATAATGTAAAAGCCATATTCTCGTCGATAAAATCTTTTAGATCATTGTTCACTCTCTCTGCTTCTTTTTCATAGATACGAATGAGACGGCCAATATGCTTTTTTTCATTCTCGGCTTCTTCGACGATTGGTGATGCTCGAACTTCTTTTGAATCTCTATTTGTGACAAGATCATTTTTCGCCTCTCTGTATTCATGTGGGTTAAAATCTGGTTCCAAATCATCACCCTTTACTAGTTTTGCTTTTTCAACTACATCGTCGGGTAGTAATCTATCATAATTCTTTTTATCAAACGGGTCGGGTAATGCCTTTCTATTCGTAATCAACCTATAGACATATTGTATGAGTTTGTATGTTTTATAATAATCTCGATGATAAGTGAGTCTGTCATTCTTAGAAATACCCGAATGAAAAATGTCCTTTAATTGTGACGGAAAACGACGATTCAGTTCGTTGATTTGTTGAGTAATTATTTGAAACATTTCCACCAATTTCAAGTAGTGCACCTTTCGTATATCGTGACCAAAGCTATCGAGAATATTCTTGATGTCGCTGTATATCTTGAAAAGGTTGTTTTTCACGGTCTGGTCAAATTTGTATTTATAACCCAGTTCATTTTGACGGCTTTGTGTAAAGCTCAGCGTATCTGACATATGTTGTTGTATATCTTCAAAGACTGCGTTAAAAAATTTAATATATTGAAGCAATATTGGACGTATGACGTTCTGTCTTATAATGGTTCCAACAGAGTCATATACGTTGTTGATTTCATCATGTTTCTTTTGAATATCTTCTATTATTTTCATAAGACCATTTCCGGTGGAGGAAGAGTCAAACACATCATCAAACACAATCTTTAATGACAATAGTTCATTTTTTGGCATCGTTTGATTTTTAACGAAGAAGCGGGTTGCGTTCTGATAAAACTGCCAGTCTGTGTATTGTTTATGCCAATTATCGATTTTAGCTTGAATACGTTCGGCTGCTTTTGCGTCGAGGTCGAATACATTTTTTATGCCGACGGGAGCACCGCCTCTCATATATGTCATCGTTGAACTCATCCCTGACGCTGCCGTTGATACCTTACCAGGAAGTGTATGCTTGTAAAACAGACTATTGTAGTTATTTCCATATGCTTTAATTACCAGATTCAGGAGTTCTAGTGTTTCGGGGTCATCTTGACTCTTCATCACTCGGAAATATTCGTCGATTTCTTGAAAATTGATTTTATATCCGGTGGGAATGAATATCGCGAGAGGATTTAAATTCATGGAACCGGCGCGATGATACACCATTTGCTCGAATAAAGGAACGGTCGATTTCGGAAAATCGCCGTCAACACGCGAAAATTTCAACGTGTATTTATTCTGGTTCGCGGCGGCGGCGGCGTCTTGGTCATTCACCGAAATCTCTTTCAAAGGGTTACGATCTACAAGTTGTTCGACGAAATGGTCCATACCAGAGTCGATACTTGCGATCATATTTGTTATTGTGATGTAAGGAGGCAGAGTATCAACGACTGATGATGATGCGGATAATGATGCGGATAATGATGCGGGTGGTGGTCCGGGTGGTGGTCCGGGTGGTGGTCCGGGTGGTGAATTTTTTTGTATTACCTCTTCTTCGTAAAATCCTTGCTTAAAATGATCATATGTTTTACAATCTGGAATCGGGAATACAACTTTTTCGAACAAATCTTTGAATGCCTTAGAAGTGCCCGGAATATTCGCATATAGTGCTTCATGAAATAGCCCCGCTACAACCTGAATATACTGTTCTTGTATATTAGGATTTTTAGTCGTATTTTTCGGCGCAAAAGCACCACACCCCCATGCTCCCAATATCAAAACATTACTTTTTTGTTCTACCGCAGCGACATACGCAATATTTTGGATCATTCGTATCATACTTGTTTTGAAGTCGGATGAATGTATGTCAGTATACCGCGTTTGATAATTAGCACTCTTTCCCCATTCATAAGCGGCGGCACTTATCACGTTGTAACTGTTCGTTGGTGAAGACGGTGGCGGCGGATTAAATGTAAATTCATCTGTTATTTCGAAAGGCAATTTGTCGGTAGTATAGTAAAATTTTTTATTCCAGTTATCGTGTCCCCATTTTCCCTTATCATAATATGTTTTTTCAGGGGTATCCTTTTTTTCAAAACATCCTATTGTGGATAAAGATACCGCTAATAATGGAGCCATCATAATAAGAGTTTCTTCTTGTGCGGTAGAACCAAGCATGACACCTCCACCAAGAACATCTGCGTTGGCGAAATTCAATATAGTCACGTTTTTAGGGCCGGTTGTGCTTACTCCTACTCCGCTATAAAAAGATGCTGCTCGCCCTGTAGTCATCTGAACAAACTCAATATTATCATCATTATTCATTTTATCGACATCTACCTTCGTTGTTATATCGTTGATGTTTCGCGCTGTTTGAGGTGGGATTGAATCAATCACCGCTTTATTCTGTTGAATTAAATATAAGGAATTACGAAAATGAAACCTGCGATATTGTTTATATCCAGCAACAAATGTATTTGGGGTGTGTCTAGCAAGTGTCGGACTAGTATTTTCATTATACGCGAGTAATTTGAATAGAATACTGTTTGGAACATCACGTCGCAATATATCCGATCGTGTCACAAATTCACCGATCACCTCGTCTTGCGTTTGAAACGGAACACATTTAGGATCAGCATCGTTACATTTATCATTTGTTATAAGTCTACCCGAATAATCTGAAATTTGCTTTGCGTATTGGATTAATTCTGGTATTTGCCGTTGAATCTCAGAAGATGAAATCTCCCGAGTTGTAGTCAGAGTAACTTTGTCTCCATTATCAATATACTTATCATAACCTGTAGTGTTCTTCGCTTTCTCACTCTGTAACATATCCCAGAAACCGGAAAGACTGTCACGTGGTCCTCTGCCAACGATAATCGAATTTCCGGCGATTCCATTCGAAAAATAAAAACTTTGATCTATAAAGTTTTCCGGGTTGGGGGGGCTGCCTTTGTTTAGAACTTTATCCGAACCAGCCAACCCATAAAATGTAATTTTTGATTTCGAGAGATCACCCAACGACCGCATTACCAAATCATGAATACTGTATGCGTCTGATAATTCTACCGGCCATACAAACATATTTTTTGATAGATGTTTACTGTTGGAGGTTGTATAATTACCATAAAGAACATCACCAATACTCGCAAATGATTCGCGGCACATGTTTATACGATATTGTGTATCATATGAGATTTTAGTTGGGTCGCTTATGTTTTTACCTTTTAGATCATGGAGCGGCGACACAACATAGATTACCAATACTTCAGTAAATGTTATTTTATCTTCACTACGGGACTCGTGTAAAAGATGTCGAGAGGCTGTATACATTTCCAGATGCCCATAATGAATGGGGTTAAATGACCCGCCATTTACAAGAATTGCGATATTTATGGGTCCGTGTTCTTTTTTTTCAGTGCTTGTGATTTCAGCGATACGATTTTTGATTTCAGCGATGACACCTTCTGGAGTATTTAATGACGTCAATGACGTAGGCGATTGTGTAAAATCTGTTTTATTTCGAATACCACTAATCGCGGTGGCGGCGGCGGCTGCGGTGGCTGCGGCGACACTTGCGGCTGCGGCTGATATCGATGATGACGATATATTATCGACAAATGATTGAGCATCAGGGTTCCAGTTTATTAGAGCCCACGTAGCATATTTGTTCATTAAGTCAAGACCATTTTCTACATTTTTTTTTACTCTATCGCTTCCTATCGAAAAATATTTCGATTTATCGGGTTGGTTAGAATCTTTCAAATAATCTTCAACCGCTTGTTTATTTGGTATTTTTTGAACGGTATATCCACGCCAACCTAATATAATACTATTCGGCTGTTTTAAAAATAAATCAGCAAATCGGATACAGTCGTCAACGGAACCAAGCAACGTTGGATCTGGGTCTCGTCGGCCGTCTCTTGTCGTATCCTGCCTGGCACTGGAATGTCTCATCGTGCTGAATGGAATAATTCGAACGATTTGGTTGTATTTCGGGTTGCTTAACACGCCACGATAACAATTAAGAACCATTCCTTGACCAGAACTATGGTCTAACGTAGTAAATTTATTACTAGGGTCAATTATGCTCTGTAAGGTTGAACTATTCGCTGTTTTATCTGTTTTAGAGAATCCATACTCATTCAACATTTGTATACTTTGGTCTTGATTCGCTGAATATGTAATTCCGATTTGTCTGTATCCGATGGCGATGAGACGGTCAATCGTATCCATAAATGGTTTAAAAATGATATTGGCATCGTTACAGTCACTCCATTTTGATGTTCCTTCATGAATTTGGACTACGCCGGTTGGAAGACGTGGTGGCGGCGGTTGCGGTGTTACGGAAGAAGAAGAAAGCGACCCCGTTTCAACATTTGATTCGATTGGTGGTAGTTGGGAAGTAAAATTCGCATTCTCGAATACAAGCAAATGTGGCGGAAATTCATTATTTATGCTATTCCAACGATCTATCTTTTTTGTAACGTCATCATTACATAAATATAAACCTGGGACGATACTTTGATATTGAGGTTTATTTATATTTATTTCAGCAACATAATGTCCTCCATTACGGTGTTTACCAATATGCCATATTAAACAAATTAACTTATACTGTTTTCCATTAAACGTATATATCTTATTCGGTGGATCGGTATAACTTAACTTTGACATATAGTTTCTCTTACTTTCGGAACCATAGATTTCAACTGTTGGAGATAAAAAAATATAGTTATCTGGATTATATGTTACAAATTCATCGGGAAATATACGCGATAATATAGCTTTGACATCTTCATTCGTATGAAAGGTTACAAAAGCCGGAAGTTCTTTTAAAATATTGCTATTGCTTTCTTGTCCTGAAATTGCTGTGACAATATCTTTGTTTTCACTGTAATTACTATTTAGTGAGGTATAACTATTGCGTATCGCTGTTTCTACTTCCTGCTTTAAAGTAAATTCAGCACCACTCGATTCTCTTGATTGTTTTTGTTGTAATAAACTAGCGAATTGTTTAACGTATGTATCAATAACTGAGTTAATATCGTTATTTTTATCATAATTACCAAAAGAATAAAATGTTATGAAACGTTCAACCGCTGAATCAATATACCTCTTAAAATTACTATTATTGTATATTGTTTGTTGTTGATGATCCAGTCTATTATTTAATGATTCATAATCTCTATTTATTTGGTCATATGAGTTTTGACACTCAGTATGAAAACCAATTCTAAATGGTTCTGTAATGTTGTTAGGTTCTTGTAACGCAACCGGTATATTATCCAATACACTTTGTATTGTTACATTTTCTGACGAATTTATACGGTTTTGTAATTTAACTGAAATTGAAAATGACGTATCATTTGGGTCTTCTTTTACATTATCAACAATAATATCATATAAGTCACTAGTAAGATGAATCAAATACTTTACATTTTTACTATTAAAATCGATACATGGAAATAGTAATGATACTAATTCTTCACATGTTTCTTCGCGTATTGAAGCCAATTTATCAAACAACGCTATTTCAGGACTATTTATGTTTTCTTTCTTTATTCTCTCACGAAGTTGTGAAGAAATACGTAACAAGTGGCCTATCTCAATAACACGCGGTGTATCGACCTCAAATGGATATTTTTCTTCATCTATAACAATATTTTTAAACAAATCGTGAAAATATTTACATGGTTCACCTGTTTGTGATTCCTTTTGAATCCATTCTCTAAATTTTTGTGTATTCATTAACATTTGAAACGTGCTTCGAATCCAACATGAAGGAACAGGTGAATCATCTGAAAAACCATATATTGGATTATTCATAATTTCTTCGTCTGTTGCTTTACGTCCTTGATTATGTTCAGCGAGTGATGCTTCTATAGCTTCTTTAAACGCTGGGTCATCCTCATCATCACGAGACGAAATTGATAATCCTGACATCATCACCCTTACTCCGAGAGAATGACTATACTAACTATATACTCATTCTATTTTTCTTCTCGTATAACTGACGCTTTGCTACCTTATTTCCCACCATTGCCGCCGCCCCCACCCCCCACCTTCGCGGGTTGTGACGCCTCAAACGTGTCATCCTTGAACATCTGGTGATATTTCACCATCTCTAAATGGTCGGTTTCTTCCTTTTCCTTCTTCGCTTTTTCAAGTGTGTGTAATGCGTTACTGATTTCTAAATCCGATACCTTCTTCTCAGGTCCATGCTTCTCTTCGGTCATCGTGTGAAGGTCCCTAAACTTTGACGGAATCACGCAATACTTGCTATCAACATTCATCAGATGATCAACGACAATACTGAAACATGCGGTAATCACAAGAGCGTAATAAATACTGCGTGTTCCCATCCAGCTCACCGCAAACACGAGCACCTCTTTGCTCATGAGGTATTTAATCCATGATTCTGTCGAAGAGTTCAAGTCGAGGTTGATGTATCGCGACCCGATATTCAGTATAATCATGACGAAACCGGCGAAAAATGTGCTCGTATTCAAGTTATGAAAGAAATTGTGAGCGGCGGTCAATACTTTCGAGTCCATAATATTGTTTGCCGGTGATTGAAGTGTGAAGAAGTTAGTCTTCGTCGAAAATAGATCCGTAAATGATTTCAGGGTGATTGGGGGTATCAGTGGTGATGAAGCGATCGAACCTGGGGCTCCACCTACTTGCGGCGGTTTCGGTGCTCCCGGTGCGGCAGCGGCAGCGGCACTCGCACCCGCACCCGCTTTCATCGATATTTTTGGCGTTTTACTCCGTGACCGATGCTTATGTTTTGACATTATAATACTTTAACTATTAGTATTACAATAGATTATTTCCTATTCGGTATGTGTGTGTGTGTGATGTTACGTCGTGACTAAAACCTTCCTCTGAACGCATTTTTCAGTTTGCGCATCCCTTGACGAGCACCTTTCTTAAACTTCTCACGAATTTTGAACCCTTCACCCAGCGGGTTATCAGGGTCTTCTTCGACACTTACAGGTGCCATGATCGGTTCTTGCGAACCCCATTTACTAAATATCTCTTTAAATATCGTTTTGATGTATTTGACCTTTCTTTGAAACTCGGTCGCGGGCTTGCCGTCGCTATCGGTGTCGCTGTCACTGTCGTCACTGTCGTCGTCGTCACTGTCGTATGTGTCGCGCAGGTCATACCCGCTAGCCTTTCCGCGGTAAGCATTCGGGCCATCTTTTACATAAGGCATATCCACTTTCTCGGAAACATCAAGATGAGCGGCGCTTTGTTTATAGGAAGTTGCCGCACCGGACGCACCAACAAGAGCGCTTGGTGACTCATCGGCCTTCTCGGCATTCTCGGCCTTCTCGGCCTTCTTTTTCGTGTCAAATTCACGCTCCTTCTGTTTTTCAATCCCGTCTTGGTATGCTCCAAATGCGGATGTCAATACAACGATCGTGGCCATCAATATTAAAATTGCTATAGTTCGCAGTTTCATTTTTAATAATTAAATTTTTTACTGATATAATAGAGTTCGATATAATATTTTATGAACCACTAGCTTAATGAGGCCGACCGCCGAAGTAATACGTAATCCCGTATAAATATCTCTTTTCATCAGCACTATTATATGTATCGTCATCATGTGGTATTCTAAAAATATTTGCGTTACCCGTTATTATCGCAGGGGGTGTCTCGGTGATGACTTGAAGCGTATTCGGTGGTGATATTGTATTAAGTTTCGTCTCGTAGATCTTAAGTTTCGTCTCGTAGATCTTCGTCTCTTTTTCAAATTTGATAATATCATAAGTCCGTTGAATAATCGAAAGATATCCGAGTATCATTCGTAGCTCTTGTATGATCGCTTCATCAACGCGAACCGTGTATAATAATGCCGAGTCATTCTTCGTTTGTTCGCGCATCATCGAGAGAATTTCATCGATACGTTTGCGAAACCCATATACCTTACTGTAGACGCTAAGATGTCGTTGTTTCAACGCATCGTTATTTTTATAACGTTCATCTGAATTTACTGATTGAAGTAGCTGGCTATATGTGCTATCGCTGCGATTATCCCCCGCACTTCCTGAATTCAACGGTTGGATATTTTTCATTTTGTCGGCATTTGTATCACCTGCGATGAGAGATTTATACACGAATTCGCCTTCATTTTTTTTTTTAATGATGCTATTGTCAGCTTCCCGGTCCGACAATGAGATTCGGTTACTTTTATCTGCTGTAATATCCGAAACTGTATTGAATAATACATCCGATACATCCGTATTAAACCGAGCGAGGCAACCCTTAATATCGATGATTCTATAATTGACCTCATTATACATGAGTGTTTTCATATCACGAAAGTCGCCAACAACATATTTGTCACTATTTACCTGACGAAAGGTGCCAACCTTACCGTAACTTCGATTGATCGGGTTATATACACATTCGATGAAGTAAGTTGCGCGCTTGGTTTTGTCACCACTAGTATCGTCGTTGGGCGTGCTATTATTCGCAAAATCATATATACTTGTAATTTGTGCTTTGCGAGATGACCCGATGAGTTCGTTACTTCCAAACATCGTGATACCGCCGATTCCGCTACCAATCCCGCACTGCTTGCTTTTGAAGTATCTATCAGTAAAATCATTACTGTCTTCCTCTATGAATTTATTCGACCGTCGATGATCCTTTCCGCTATCATCACCTTGAATGATTTTGGGCATGCCGAGTGAGAACCCTTCACGAGATAGTGAAACTCCTTGTGTAAGAACGTCCTTGTCGCTTATGCCACCTGTTGCGGATGAAGATAGATCGGTCCATAATGTCGAGGCTATCGTCTTTTGTACTTCACCAAAATCGCGGTTGTTTTCAGTCATCCATCGAAAACATTCGAATGAAATTATTATCACGCATAACAACACAAACAACGTGTATTCGCGATAGACAAATAAAGCGACTAGACCGATAATGATTAGGATTTTTAGGAAGGCATACATGATCTCGCTATGAATCACATTATGATAAATCCATGATAGAATATACTGAATATAATATTGAATTTCCATCGAATAAATCAACGGTGTAATACTACTATTATGCTAGATATAATTATATATACGATACCGTGTTGTCTCGTGTATATAAGTATCATCGGGCTTATTCGATCATTCGCTCATTCGCTCATTTCTTCTTGAGCTTATCGCTGATTTCCTTGACTAAGTCAGTCTGTGATTCAGCACCTTCCTTTGCGGTGGTTTCGTCACTTCCGCAATTCTCACCTTCACACTTATCCTTCTTCATGTTCTCTTCGCCTTCAAGGACTTCCTCATCTCCATCAACAGCCATACCCTCAAAACCATGGTAACCGCTCATCGAAGCAACCATCGCGACAAACACAACGGCCAGCAAACCAGCGGCGGTGTGCTTCAAAGAAAGAAACACGACGGCAGCAACAAAGATAAGCTTTCCCAGAACGTTATTGTACAAAAACCCGAGAAGGTTGGGTTTAAGGACCATAATAACGATCACCACCAGTAAAACACCTAAAGTGAGTTCTTTGTTCAATTTCACCATTTTCGTCTTATATACATAACAAATATATTTTTCGTATATAACTGGAACAATCTTCACCGAATTAAAATCTCATTTTTTTATAGGAGAACATGACATCTTTAGGTTTTTCGGAATATGCCGAAAGTAATAGTAGTAATAACGACCCAAAGAACAATATTCGTGGCAGAAACGGCGGAGGCGGCACCGGAGGTCGCCAAAATCGCACGCTAAAGATTCCGCGAAACCAAGAATTATTAAAAACTACGAATGAATCATTCGCCAATCCGCCGAATGAAATGGCCGCTGTCGCCGGGAAAAAGATAAAGCAAATCAAGGATTATATTGAGAATATTCACCGAAAAGGCGGAGAAGATAGTGAAGAAGATCCAGATGATGCTTCTTCATCGATGCTTCCGTCGTATCCAGCGCAAGGAATGGGGATTTATGCGACGAATGTCTCTCATTCGGGAGTGATTCGAGGCGCAGAAACCGTATCTAGCAAAACCTCGCCTCCCCAAGTAGTTCGCAAAACGACCCAAATGAATTCCCTAAATCCGTCATCTTCTTATTCGTCCACATTATTGGAAGGAATGGAGTCCGCAAATTCGAATACATATGGAATAACCCCATACTTTGAAAAACTGACAGGTATTTCTGGTGCTCCAAAGAAGGATGCTGCTGCCCCTTCCTCTACGAATGTATCGGCATTTAGCACAAATCCGAAAACGAGCACATATGCGACGCAATACTATGAACAATTCGTGCCTTATGCTGAATCTCTCGCAAATCAGCTCACCGGTGGCGGTGGTGGTGGCGGCGGCAACGGCACAAACATCTCAGGAACAAATGCTGCACTCATCGAAAAGTTGAATTATATTATTCATATGCTCGAAGAAAAGAAAGATGAGAAGACTGGCCATGTAGTAGAAGAACTTGTTCTGTATTGCTTTTTAGGCATATTCATTATATTTATAGTAGATACATTCACGCACGCGGCTTCAGCTGGTGGTGGTGGTGGTGGTGCGGGAACTAGGGGCGGTGGTATGTTTGGAGGTCGTCGGGCATCCACACTATATTATCGAAGATAAACACCAACCCGCCGACACGCACTTTACTTTATACCATTAAAATATCTTTACACACCGTCTCATCGTGTATAATGGCATTATATAGTATGTAATACCATTTTTCCTGTATTAATAATGGCCACGAGATTGGTTCTGATGTCACCAACATGTCGATAATGCGATAGTTATGCGCAATCGTATCGATGATCACCGCACCATAATAATTGCTTGCGGATAATTCAATACAACAACAACGTTGAAATCCGCTCATAAAATAAGATGGTTCGCATAGTGATTTATGTTGGATCGACGAAATCAACCGTAGCGCTGCTGTATTTCGGATCGACGACGATGTCGTGTCCATTCCGTGCGACTGTGACTGTGACTGTTTGGTTGAACCCACGATACGTTTTCCAAACACGTCGTATTTTGGCGGAATAACCGGCGGTAGATACTTCACGAGAGCTGTAGATGTATTTGATATGTAATTGTGAAGATCTGTGATTCGATTACCTTTTGTTCGTTTTTTCTTTTTAGGTATGGATGCTTTCGACGACACCGTATCTCTCGTATTTACTTTATGAATAAGATCATCCGACGGCATCGCAGATCGTGTGAATATATATACCGCGATCACACGAACTTCATTCATTAATAACATGTAGATACGATACAATTTATGTTCAACGAGAGATTGAAGTTGTGTCAATTCGTTCAGGATACAACAACGAAAATCTCTCGTGTTTTCATTTACAAAAGCATAAAAAAGCGCGAAGTTCGCAGACGATACAGGAATACATGTGATTCCTTTGTCAATAATAGACGATCGGGGCAGTCGCGGCATCGGTGGTGGCGTAAATACATACGAATACACTGTCGAAAACGGAATTACAAACCATGGAATTTCGCTGTAACGGTATAATGTTTGTTCGCCCGCAATCTCTCGTGACTTCTGAATATATTCGGTTGTTTCAAGGAGTTCGAGAGATTCGCGTTCTGTGATTGTGTATTTATTCCAAGCAAGATACTCCGACATATAAATAGTAACACTCTTATACGATGATGTAACCAGCGAGGAACCAAAAGAGATCATAATACGGGGTGTCAGCACTGATACACCTTTTATGCTGTCGTTCTTCATAAAAACGCCGATGAATGCCGAGAGACCGAATGTATCTTGCGAGAGAAGAACACGAAGTGTATCGATGGAATCGCAAGCGATGAGACCCGTGTTCTCATTTTTTGACGCTTGTTGTTGTTGTTGTTGTAATAGCTGAGAGATTCTCTCGAATGGTGGAGGCGTTTCTTCATCGTTACCGCGATACACACGAACAGTATCATGATTTACATGATGTAAAAATGGATACACTACCGCGTTATAACAACGTGTGCCGAGAGATAATGGGTTCATAATAGTCGTTCGTGGTCGCCCGCCTCCGTCGCCTCTCGCCAATCGACGAATCGTAAATCGAAACGTGAGCGGTTGTTCATACCAATATAAGTATTTGAATTTCAATACACAAACACACAGGATAATACTCACGACAAAAAAAACAATAATATAATGAAAGAAAAACGGTGGGATAGCGAAGTGATTCATTATATTACAGGAATAAAAACGATACTGGCGATCTACGCGATCTACGCTACCTTCTTTAATATATAAAGATACTGATATTCGTTTAACACATGAACCAAATCTACCTGCCCCGTTACGGTAAATCCGACCTCTTTTGCGATTTCCAACATCTCTCGATTCGTTGGCATATAATAGGTGTGAATATTCTCTCGAACTTTACCGGTTTTATCGTCGGTGATCTTCTCGACAAACTTCCCAACATTCTTCTCACCGGTGTTTCGATTCTGGGTTCCATTCGCTTTCGCGTTCTTTGTCGGAGGCGGTGGCGTAAAATCCGACTTGTATTGAAAACTGCGGAACTTTACGAGAGAATTCGTGATGCGTTCTTTTGCGTAGGTTTGAGGCGAGACGATGAATAAAGGTTTTCCACCAGGAACGATGGGGTCGAAATGATTGCGATCGACGAGATGGATAATGAGGTAACCTTCCGGTTTCAACCACTGATAACAATTGCGAAAGAATGCGCGCTTGTCCTTCACGTAATACACCGTAAAGTAAAAACATGTAAGCACATTAAACTCTTCTTCACTAAATAACATAGGCTTCATAAAATCGCCGTTAATAAAATTACACGATGGATATAAATCTCTCGCGGTCTGAAGCATCGCCTCAGATTTATCACAACCGACGACATTTATAACGCCTTTCTTTTTCAATTCATGAACATGATGTCCCGGTCCACAACCAATATCACAAATCTTGAAATTCTTCTTATCATTATCTGAACCCGAGAGCGCACCCGTAATATGAATAATTTCATCGGCTTCGGCTTCGATTTTATTTGGTTGAATAAAGAGCTCGTCATAAATATCCGCATAAAAATTGTCGAATATTGTATCGTTTTCATATACCTTGTATTTTTCTCGCTGTTCAAACCCTTCGACGTGAAACGATAAATCGCGCTTAATGAAACAGAATATCATAAGTAAAATGAACAAGAATGTTAAGATTTCCCATCGTGTGATCGAACGAATATATGCCGAAAATGATGTATAGAATGCCGCCATTACTAGTATTTCGTTACAAAATATATTATCGTTATTCTCGCGCAAAAAAAAACGGGTAAGATACTAATACGACGATACGTATCTTCGCGTCTTTTCGATAGATGTCCGATCCAAATGAAATAAATGATATACGAAGCGAATCAGACTTTCGCGGAATAACCTTTTCGTCATACAAAAAAACGGATGTGCGCAAAGAACTCATAAATAGTTTATCCAGCTCTAAAATTGAACCTGCCTGTTATTGGAGTGCGGAACTCGTATGTTCCGGTCATTATCTTGAATTATGGGATATTATTATTACATTTATGAGTAAATATATTCATTTAGCAAATCCTAAACTACCTCTTTATATTGAAATGCGGTATGAGAGTTTCAAGTCGATTATATCCAACGGGTATGCTGGAAATGAACTTCGCCTACGAAATCATTCCAAGATGCGGTCGCTTTTCGCTGAAATCGTATGTGTTCTCGTAAATTCAAAACGGCAACATAAATACGATAGCGTGAAAATAAAGAAAAAGGAAGAATACGATATTGCCACGATGTCGCAGCGTCTGAAAGCACCGCGGGTGGATTATGCGCAGGAGTTTTTTCGAGAGAGAGATCCGAAAGAGATATTCATCGCGATGAACGAATTCGCTTATCACATCTCTCGTGATTCTAAAAACACACTTTTAGCATGCTACTGGGTAGAATGGATTGTCGAGTTTGAAACGATTTGTAAAGCGAAGAAGGAGACGTGTCGTTGCGAGAGACGGTCGCATATACCCGTCGACGATAAACTACAGTTCGACCCGATTTGGATGATATGGGATATGATTATTGCGCGAAGTGCCGATGCTGAAGAACATTCACCACTCACACAGAAGATTATAAGTAGTCTTTTACGATTATATTGTATTCGGTTCACCCCAGGTGTTCGAAAAAAACGGCGCTATCTCATTTATTTTGCGATATCACTTTTAACCGCTGAATATGATAGTAAAATTGAGATGATACATGATCGTATCGTAATAGAAACCGCAGTTGCGAATATCAACTCCGTGTATAAACAAATCAAACAGCATGAAATTAGCCCGGATACCGACTATTTATTCTCATCCGCTGGTTACGCTGGCGATAAAAACGGAGATTTAGAACGCACAATCAAGCGTTTAGAAGCGTTGAACTCGATGAACACGATCGTCCGGAAAAGAGACGACGATTCATCGCAACAATCTAACGCTGCTAAAAGTTATAGTCCATATGAGTAGTATTTTATGTCTATATCTACTATATCTAGAGTATATATAGACCGAATGTCACTTCCAACATTTAAATTTACGAAACTTGGCGAAGCTACAAATAATGAAAGCGTGAATAGCGGTTTGTCTGCTGCTTATAAAATGTCAAAGTCAGGGTTAACGAGTATAAAAGAGAAAGCACAAGATACCTTTCGAGAGATGAAAATGCCCGAAATATCTCTCGAGACATCCGATTCAAATACCAGCACCATCTCATCTGACGATGATGGGTTCTTTTCATTTTCATTTTGGACATTCATAAAATTGCTTATTGTTGGCGTGATCGTCTGGTTTATGTGGAGTAGTTTGTCGACGAATGGTGATTTTCATTTAGGAATGGGTGAGTTAGGAGATAAGATAAAGACATTTTTCAAAACGATGGAAGAGAAAGGACGTGAAATCATCTCTCGAACCACCAATATCGAACTTCCAGTAAGTGGCGGTGGCCACGACAGCGACAGCGACAGCGACAGCGACAGCAACAGCGAAGACAACGATGGCCAACAACCGAAGCAGAAAGTGAAATCTATTTCAAAGACACCACATCGCCCACCTGCGCCACCTGACGCAACAAACAGCAGCGATAAAAGACCTGGGTTTCTAACAGACGATAACAAATATACATTTTTAGATAAAGCTGACCGCAACTATTCGGGACCTTCACCTCGCGCGGATGATAGCACGAGTGTTACACAAAAACATCAAAGTGGGAAAGGTGGCTACTGTTATATCGGTGAAGACCGCGGGTTTCGTAGTTGTGTCCGTGTAGAAGCAAGTGATAAATGTATGTCTGGAGAGGTATATTCGCGACAGGATATTTGTATTGATCCAACGTTGAGAGAATAATGTTCATCATAACAAACGATTATAATGATAAATACCTTATTTCTGGAGTATATGAATAAGGTTCACTTATTTGCTGTTGCCCGTCCTGATAGATGAGAGTGATTGTTATAGAATATTGTGTGCCGACAATAATGATTTCAGAACCAGAAATCAACGAAGGAATACGAATTTTATGTTCACCCGAACCGGATATCGGCTGATTGTCACTATTTGTAATCGTTTCATAGGTGGCATTTAGTCCATTTACTCTCAATTTAACAATCGGATTCGCGACTTGCCATTGCGTGTTGATCGAAAATGTCATTTCTGCGTAAGATAATCCAGCTGGTGTATAATAACCTTGAATATCAAATATTAACGCCTTTACGGTGTTCGGATAGACCGTCAAAAATACACGGGAACTTTCATTACTAGTAAGATAACCATTATAGGTTTCCATGACAATAGAATATGATCCGGGGATTATATAATTGTTATTCAATATGCCTATATCCGCACTATAAGATGTTCTAGTATCTGTAGAACTTATGTTATATGGATAAGTAAGACCAGAACCGATCGACGACGGTGGTGTAATCGTAATATTATAGTATTTTATAGCTGTTCCGCCTGTATCGGGTTTGTTCCACGTAACATTAATGTAATTACGCGAAACATCTCTCCATGTAGGCGGTAATAACCCATACCTTGATGTAATCTTTATATTTGTAGGAACACCCGGTTTCGTTAATGTTCTCGCTGTAATAATTGCGGATTCTGGTCCAACACCAATACTATTGATCGGTTCAATTTTTATTTGATACCTATTTTCATTAAATAAGTTACGCAATACATAACGACGAGATTGACTTTCCACAGTCGACATGATAATATTCGATGTTGTGAGTGTTTCTTTTGTCCATGTAGTATCGGGAACTTTTCTGTAATATAAATTATACATGGTAATAGGGGGTCCGTTATAAGATGAAATGGTTCCAGCCGCATTCGCCGCACCACTCGCACTTGTTCCTGCGGCACCGCCAATACTTCCAGTATTTACAGGATCTGTCCATTTTAAATCTACCATCAGATTTTGTCGTTCATCCGGTGTATTCGTAAAGCCGAAATTATTTATAATCGACGGAACCGATGATGTTTTTAATGTGATTGTCGCCGGAACACTCGATAAGCCGCGTTCATTCCCCGAAAATACCGACAAATAATAGACTGTATTATCAAGAATATCTTCGATAACCCCGGGTATTTTTTGAAAAATAACCGAATTTCCATTAATTTCGCCGCTATTCCTGTTAAATCTCGGGGGTGGCGCTCCTGCGACCGGCTTGTAAGGAAATACGCTGGTATAAGGTTTCCATGTTTTATTATTTGTAGAATATGTAATGACATAACCGGTAATAGGTAAGCCGCCATTTGAATCCGGCGCATCCCATGTAAGTGTAATCGTCTTATTCACATTATCATAATTACTAATACGCAGATTCGTTGGTTCGGTTAAAATCGTGGTTGGTATATTGTACGTGATTTGAAGACCAGCTTCATATTGATATGTTCGTTTATAATTGTATAAATTGATAGAGGGGTCATAACATAATACACGTTCAGGTCCAGGCACGCCACATGCGCTTGTAAGACCGCATAATATGCGATTATTCGCGACCGTAGGCGGGCAAATCAACGCAAATGGACTCGCCGCATCGGTTGTATATCTTGCCGAATTTCCTATATTCCGCATGAGCTCACCGCGAGCTGCTTTCGCATATTTTTGCGTTTTTGTGAGTCCACCCACATTTTTATTATATTTCAAGATTTCAGCTTTGCGACGCATATCATACACTTCGTCGACTTGACTTACCGTAAGCGGCTTACCAGTTATACTATCAACCATGTTTGAAGACCGACATTCCGGCTTGAACCGTGTCCAAAACTGACGATTATATGGATTTGAATAAAAAAGATTCGTATTACAATTAATAATCGAGGGTGTGATTTCGAACACATTTACGTTGAATGTTGCGACCTTCTGGTTGAAATTTGTCGTCGCGGCTTGTGTTACGGTGATCGTAGATGTCCCAGAACCATATACAAACGCGGTATATACGGTGCTAGTGCCGGTTCCCGATACGCGCAATTTGACTATATTTTCATTTGATGAACTAAACGTGATGATTCCGTTGACTTCTTTATTGTTGGATTCTGGTGGAGTTAAAATAAACGAACCTTCAGACGTCATTTTATTTAGATCAGGTAGTTTATAGATAGTTGCTGAATCGCCGGTATTTATTTCCGGTATTTGAGTCACGAACGTTGGTGTCGATTTTTTGATGATAAGCTTGATTGTATTTGTATAACCGGTCATATCACCGATTCGTTGATTCGACCTTTTATACACCGGCGTTTCCTCTTGAAGAAATTTAATCGATATGGGATTCAATAGTGTGAGGGTTGTTTGTGTGCTTTTTTTGAATGTAATACGATTCCCGCTAATTTGTATGTATTCACCACTTACATCGAATGTCCTCGGTAATGTAAGATTTAAATAATACTGAATGTCACCATAATCATAATCTCCAGTTTGTATATTTTCACGTGTCGTTCTCGCGAAATCCGGAAAATTCAGATCGATACTACCATCAAGCCACTCTCGCACTATATTTCCATTACTATCTGGTATCGAATTGGTTTTACTTTGTCCGAGCCCCGTGAACGGTGTATTTAATCGAATATCTGTTTCACCTTTTGTTATGGTAAGAGGGACAAAAATACTTTTTTCTAGAAATACATCTACGTTGTTGATCGTTTTTTTGGCTTGTTTCATTTCCATACGTATGGTGGTCGAGGATTGGCCATATCGAAATCCACCAGAATTGTCATAGACACCGTTAATGAGTAGAGCGTTGCGATAAGCAAGACGAATATTTTCTCCACCAGGGTTTTTATATAAACCATTTGGATTTGGCGTATTTGCTGGATCACCCGACGATTGTGGAATTACATAATAGTCTCGGTCCAAACGTTCAACTGATATAGCGTAATTATTTGATGGAAATGAAAATAGAATAGGTGTATCGGCGTAATTATTGTTGGAAGTTATGTTAATAAGTGGTATGAAACCGATAAGCGTGTTTCTTTTTTCAATAATAGAAGCGGGGACATCTGTATCCCGTGGACCGACACCGGGTAATGTGCTTGGATATGTGAATGTCCCCGGTAAAAGTTTAAAAGTAGTTGTATAGTTCAAGGAATAAACATTATACCGGTGATTATAATCTCCTATAAAATAGACATCACCTGTTGGCGTATCTTGTTGTAATGATGGTGTCCATATTGGAACAACCGCCGACATATATTATATTTTTTTACACCAGTATTGCTGATATGTCCATGTAAAAAAATATTATCTCATATACCAACTGTTTGATAAATAAGAGCCTAGATTCTTGGTAGATTCTGTGCCTCCTGACGAGGAGACCATCTTCATATTTGGACCTTCATCTACGATGCTCTTGATCTTATTGGAACCAATCGAATAATTAAAATATTGTATGGTTGATATATATCCACTAAACCTATTACTCGCCTTGCTTTCACCGATGTTTACTTTGCCGTAATTTTGTAATGGAATACCTGCGGTCTTACGACGCTGAGCAAGACGCCCATTAATATATAAATCAATCACGTTGTTTGTTACACGAATGATCGCATTCACCCACTTCTTCATCGGAATATCCGTTGCGATAAGTTGTTCATTCAGGTTTTTCTTTCTATCTGCTTCGTTATCGCTCTTACCGTTTACATCTACGAGAGCAAGTAAAGATACATTTACACCTTTATCGGTGCGGTCCGGGTTTGTCTCAGTTATAGATTCTGTAAAACGAATGTAAAGCCCTGGCGCGTTATTCGGGTAGTATATTCCATCAGATCCTTTTGTTCCTTCACCTCCTTTGCTAAAGATTCTGGAATATTTATCCCTTACAAGTGGAACTTGATTAATATAAAACCACGTGGACCATGTATATTCTAAACCACCATCTTCATTCATCGATCGTGAGATAAACACCGAGTCTTTGTTGGATGGATCCTGTGAAATAGTCATCGCCATATCCTCCGTATTTGCGGTTCCATCAAGAACGAAAGGCGACATCGACGGAAGCATCAAATACGACAATCCGATAATAGACAATTTTACAGCTACTGAAAATACGATAAATACCATCAATATGAATGCGAATTTCGCAACAAGACTATTGGACTCCATGAATTCACGCAAACCAAAACCACCACCGCTGCTTCCGCTGATGCTACCACTCGATGATAATCCAGCATCACTCGGCTTCGAAAAGCTAGATGTTAATCCTTTAAAAAATCCACCGCTGCCACTATCGCCGTTGGTTTCACTCATTATTATATATTTCTTACTAATATAATCGAATAAAAAAACAATCTATATAAACCAATAGATTGTTTTTATAATGAAGTCGAAAAATAGTCACAAGATCGTCATTACGTCAATACCTACACATACATAATGAATTAGGTGCTAACACTTGCTTGTTCCTGATTATCCACGATGAAGCTTAACTTCACCTTATATTTATTGAGAAGGTCGCTCCATGGACTTCCACCAAAACCTTGAGAATAAATATCCCACGCTTCTTGTGGTGCAATAGATGCGGCTTTAAGTTTCACATTCGTAATAAAACCAACATCTGCGGTTGTAACCGCGGTGGAATCATCACCTAAAACAATACTTTGGGTTGATTGAAGAAGTGAACCTTGATTTACAACGCATGATTTTACAAGCTTTCCATCGACATAAACATCCATAGCAGACCCGTTGAAACTTATAATAAGATTCACCCATTTCTGAAGCGGAAACTCTGCGATTTCACAGTCATATTGCGTATCAGTCGCGCCGGACTTTGGGAAAATTTGTATTGTATTCGTATTTGCCTTTAACTGTACTTTAAATATGGTGGAACCTGCGGCACCAGACCCATCTTTATGAAAACTTACGATATTCGCACCATTCACCCACTTTTTAATGTAAAACCAAATCGATATTGCGCTATTTGCTTTGAAACTACTCGGTAAATTTGATCCCTGAAGCGTCGTTTTATTTCCCCATTTCTGCATCGTACCTAAAGTTGTATAGGTTGTCGTCAACGCTTTAAAAATGACATATAACAACAATAGAATAATAACGATTGCTAAAACTAATTTTGAATTCATAGTCTTCGTATAATTATTATATATATTATTTACTTAGAATATACTGTTGTTGTTCCAGCTTCCTTTATTTCATCCTCGATCGTTGACATTCCGATCATCGGAGGATTCTGAGATCTCAACATCTTATATGTCCAACGCATTTGTTCCTTCGTAAGTGGTAGTTTATGAAATGCGAAGTTACAAATGGAACCATTCAACCCCTTATTGTCGTTTGTATCACCGACCGTAATCGGTTTCATGGAAATATCTGGCATAATAAAATCACTTCGCACCAATAGTTTATTGTTCATGAAAAAATCCATCGTTTTTCCGTTGTAATTCACGACGAAGTAATTCCATCTTTGAAGAGGGACAGCCACATCAAGATCTTCGTCATTATCCACCAACATTCTGATTTGATTTTGTTTATTTTTTGATTTCCCTTTGATAATCGTATTGTAATTTGAACGTGAATTGTATATCAGCGTTTCGGATGGTGTTGGATTACCGGACATATCTAATGTTTTACACCACAATTTCAACTCTGTTGTTGTTTTGTTATAGGTCATTCTTGGAACACCACCGAAATCAAATATCTCTAAATCATTATTTGATGAAGCCACCGCATTATTTAATAAGAACCATCCCGAAATAGAATAATTGTAACGCTTTTTCTCTTCAACTGGACAGTTGGCGGCTTTATCTTCGGGGGATCGGTCAATACCTGTATTATGGTAAATGAAAATTTGTGGACTCTGTGTATTCAAATTGGTATCATACTTCTGTTTCAACGATACAGGAGCGTGTACGATTTGAGATGCCGATGCTCCGATATAGTTCAATAGGTAAGGTCCACCATATAAGATCGCAATCAGAAGTAACTCGATTGCGACGATAATCCATATCGGTCGTGTAGTATCGCCTACAACAGATTGTGATGACTGAAGCATATCCAAGAATAAACAAGGAATGAAAATGATTCCCAACCACAATAACTTCAGCAATTTCAACCCGATCGCAGATTTTGTAAGATGGAATATGAACATCGCCAAAATAAGCACGACCATTACGCTATGTTGTTTATAATACGCAAGTGCGCACAATATAATAAAAAATACGGTATTGATGATAAAGCGGACGTTGCTGAATAAATCCGCCACGGAGGAGGGTTTGCTTTTGCTTTCTGTTCCTCCGATCGTTTTCCCCGGATTTAATGTGTCAATAAATTCTAGGCCATAATGAAAGAATAAGATGACGATACCTAATACGGTCATTCCAGTAACTGACATACGATTTTTATCATCTTTGTCGCGGTCATAGATCCAGACGATCACCATTAAGATAACATATACAATATGTGTAGCACCAAACGCGAGTTGGCGAAGTGGCTTTTGTTCGTCTTCTGTTTTCATGTCATCGAATAAGTAATTTTCGGGCGTTTTGTTATTATTGGCGGTCTTGAATTTCTCTCGAAGCGTCGAAACTAGACCGGCTACCGCAACGATTGCGATGAGAACATAGATTGTTTGTGCTGTGGGTGAATTCAAATTCGCCATGATACCGCCAGATGCGACTGTCTCTGTGCCACCACCCTTATTCATGAAGTCGGCATCAATCTTATAGACATAATATACGATCGCAAGGATGAGAATGACGAATGATATTGTGAGTAATAAGACCTTGATGAGCTTCCCGATTGCGCTTACTTTGGCTTCGCTTATTCCGGTGGGTTCGGCTGGGCTAGTGGAAGCGGAGGCAGCGGAGGCAGCGGCGGCGGCAGAAGCGGCGCCTTGATGAACCGATGTAACACTAGCTGGTGTGGGCGGATTATTGTCTGTGGGAAACATACGAAGGTCGATATCGCCAGCATTCCAGTTCCAGAATTTCAATTTGTCAAGTTCTTCGTTGCGTTTATGGATGAATTCTTGAATACCCGATAATGACGCGATACTGTATATACCTGTGCGGAACAATACGACCAACAACCATGGAACTAGATATACGATTGTCAATAACTGTCGCAGCCATCTTTTAACCCAAAACTCCTTTTCGAAATCTTCATGCACGCCATCTGAGAAGATATGATAACCGGTTGGTATTGCGCAAATCGCGAGAAGGACGACGAATGCGATCGCCCACCCCCAATTCTCTGGAATAACAGGTAAAGACGCACCACTCTTCGCCTCCTCTGCCGGTTTTATTCTAACCAAATAATCCCACCACCACGAGAGACCAAACACGAATACAGCGATAAACACCAATACACCAATCCAGCCGCCTCGCGTCGTGTTCGTGTCATTTTGCTTGAACTGCCACACCTGAACTGATTCTGCAAATTTCAGCATCGAATCAAGACCACCCACGTTCATTTCTTTCACTATCGGAAGCAATAAAATCGCACATAATGAAAGACCGACAATAACAACAATAAAAAAAGTGTCGATGAGTTCTTTTACACGTGGAAACATATCGCCTGAGAAAGTACCGGCGATCCAATCACTTGTTTTTGGCGAAGTGGTGACACGCGTAAAAAGTACACTCACCCACAAGATGATGAGAATCACCGATGTGAAGGGAATCAGCGAAAACCATTGGGCGAAACGCACTTCTGTTTTTGAAGCACTACTCTTCTTTTCATCAATCGCCGTGAATATTTTATCCCAGTCGGTTGAAAGCATCTTATCAGCTTTCAACTTCTTTTTTACATCTTCATTAATTTGTTTAGATTTCATAAACATTTTACGGTAGACATGAACAATGATAAAGAACACAATAATAAGAATGGATAAAAATGAGCTTACACCGACAACCGCTTTTACTGGTGATTTTGTTTGGTTGGACATGTTTTGAAGTCGTTCTTTGATTGCTTTATCTACTGCTGCCTCAAATTCTCCCGTATTGGCAAACGCATTTGGCGATTTCTTCTGAACTTCCTTTATTGCCTCTTGTCTCAACCGCTGATAATAAACACTATCCTTGTCGGCCATGATTGTATCCACGGATTTATCTGCCTCTTGATCCACAACACCCCATGAAATCAAAACAAAAATCAAAAACGCGATCGGCAAAAACCAGAACGCACGATTGAATACTTTCAACTTTTCTGTTTGTCCGAATAATATCAAGCAAAATACGATACCGATAATGATGTAAATGATACCATGGACTAAAAATGCTTTATCCTCGTATGTCGAACCTTTTTCCTTTTGTTCGGATGATTTTTCAAACCCGGGGCCACCCAGACTTTTAGATAAAAATAACCCGCCAGGCATAAAAATGACCGCTAGAATCAACGCGGCTACCATGACCATCGGTTTCATATCCGTTAATTTCCCTTCACTTACCAAACTCCATAAACAATACCCAATTGCGATAAACACCGCGATTTGGAAAAATAAGCCGGTTCCTAACATCGCGTCGGCACTCGTATTTGCGATATTTGTTTTATATTCATCTGACGCAAACTTATCATCTTTTAATTTACTACCTAAGTCACTCTTCATTTCGCTTCCGCGCACAACCAAAGGAATGCCGGCGATAATGAAGATTATAAATAGAGGTATGTTTGATGGTGTGAAGTTTTGAACGAAAGGAATTTTATCGGCGATCACCGGAATGTATTTGAACGCGATCAGTAAAAAATAGAGAAATCCCGCAATTAATAACAGAGATCCAACAGTAATGAGATCTGATGATGGGTCATAATCGCTGCTTCGACCAGACACATGAATGCTCGAAAATCCTAGCGCGATACCAAGGCCGAAAACTACGAAGGCGATGCCATAATAAAGTGGGCTGATGTTTGAAAAATCGATAGTGTCGGAAAGTTTTGGCATAAATGCGGGAGGGGTGCTACTATTTTCGAGTTCAAGCATCTTTGATGGGGATAAATAATGAATAAACGAAACATAGACGAATGCGATGATGAGTGTCGTGAAGACATGCCAATTATGTTCTAGTAGGTTGGATGAAACCATGCTAATAAATACGATTAGAACGAGAATAATAATCGGGAGATAATCCAGCAACTTTTTGATATGGAACGCTTCTTGGATCGTATCAACTACATTTGATTCTTTTTTACCTTCTGGACTGTCTAATTTATTTATCGTTGCGGCTGCGGCCGTGGTTGCTGCTAATATTACACTAACGGGGGGGTGGGACATTTATTTCTTTATATCCTCCTTATACGAACAACACCCAGTTATTATTATAGGATATAAAAATGTGATGGTCACTACGATATTACAAAAACGACATCGCGGTCTTTTTTCCGTGACAGTCGCGGCATAAAGCGACTAAATTATCGATATGATTGGAACCGCCATGTTCTAAGGCGATAACATGATCGACCTCGAACCAAGCGGGGAGCTGGCGCTGACAATCACCGCATTTCCAGCCTTGTTGTGCTGCGACATACTTTTTCTTTGTTTCACTTACGCTACGCTTGCTAGAGTTTTTGCCGGAGTTGAGCAACCGTCTTTCAGCGGGGGTTCCGCCGGGGGTTCCGCCCCCCCACGACGGCCGTGCTATTGGTTGCGCGGTTATTGCGCTGGGTGTTCCGACAGCACTACTCATCGCTCCGCCCATCGCTCCGCCCATCGCTCCGCCCATCGCTCCGCCCATCGCACCACCGTCGTGGGGGGGCGGAACCCTGGTCATATCAAAAAACGGCGTGATCATATCCGCAGTTCCTTTACTTATCGGCATATACTTGATAATATCATTCGCATGAAACAACAATTGCCTAGAGTTTTCCGGATTGCGGCGTAAAAACATGAAGAGCGATAGACCGATGAACCCGAATGTCGCCATCTTAATCCACTTTTGATTGCTTTGAAACATCTTTAACGGCTGACCATCATAGTATGTGTTTATAATCAGAACCGCCGTAATAATAAATATGATATATTCGGTTTTTACCATGTCTGCTGCGGATAGTTTGACGTTGGCTGGTTGGTAAGTTATATATAGTCTCGAATATTTCGCTACCGATTATGATAGTAATACGCCGCATACCCCAACCCAGCCACCAATAACAAATACACGAGCTTCTCTCGATACTTCAGTTCTTCTAAGATTTGGACAGACCGCGGGCGATAGTGTAAATAATATCTCTCGAGAGCATCATGTAAACTCACTTCATCCTTCATCAATAGAACATTATATCGATTGTGAATGAAATGAACCCAGCGAATAAATGAATCGCGGCTGTCTAAATATGGCGTGACCGGATATTTCCCTAACATTCGGTCAAACTCAGACGCCATTTCTGGATCAGGTATTAACATCGAGAAATTCTGGATGAAGTCGTAGTATTTTTTACGCGTCACATCATTCACATGATCAGGGTAATTTACCGCGGCTGTCATTAAAAGGAACCAGTAATGTGGTCCCCATACTTTCGCGTCAAGCTTAAGCATCGATTGCTTATAATGAAACGACATAAAAACAACCATAGAACTACGATAAGCGAATTTCAAAAGATGGAAGAAAATTGTGCCACTGAAGAAGAAACGACTGAAACACCAAAGGTAAATAATCCTAAATCAGCGTTATCGTATCTTGAAATCACCCAATTACGAAATCAACGAACGAAACATTCGACAACGGGAGGTGCAGGCGCAACGAGTAATCATACGTCACCATCGGTAAACAACGGCGAAACAAACAAGTATTTCTGTAATAATTGTAACCGAACAAATCATGTATATAATAATTGTCGCGCACCGATTACAAGTATTGGTGTGATTGCGTTTCGTTGTGGTGAATCGGGACCAGAGTTTCTCATGATACGTCGCCGAGATTCATTTGGATTTGTTGATTTTGTTCGAGGGAAATATTCTCTTAACGACGAAGCATATATACAACGGATCATCGATGAGATGACCATGACTGAAAAGGCGAATTTATTGCGACTAACATTCGAACAATTATGGCGATTATTATGGGGTGAATATACGCGAGGTAGTCAGTATAAAAATGAAGAGCATATTTCGTTTGAAAAATACAGACAGGTTCTTGGCGGAATACGCACGAAAGACGGGCGTATAAGGACGCTTCATCAGTTTATTGACGAATCTGCGACACGTTGGACCGAAACCGAATGGGGTTTTCCAAAAGGCCGGCGAAATTATAACGAAAAGGATCTACCATGTGCTTTACGTGAATGCCTAGAAGAGACCGGTTATGATATTGGAACCGATAATGTTATTCAGAATATTGCTCCATTTGAAGAAATATTTATGGGTTCAGACATGAAATGTTATAAACAGAAGTATTTTCTTGCGATGGTGGATTTAGATAAGAAACCGAAAAAGGCACATGACATTATGGAGGTTGGTCTCATGAAATGGATGTCATTCAGCGAATGTATTCAAACGATACGACCTTACAATTTAGAAAAAATCGGGATCGTTCGTAAAATCAATAACATACTATCCCGTTACCAGATATTTTAAGGTGAGATGATCTTTTTATTTCGTGTAATTATATAAAGGGTCATTATAAATAATAGCTACGATACATAAGAAAGATATGGCCGAAGAACAAGAAAATATACCTATAGAAGTTACAATACAACCGTCGGGGGGACCGTCCGTTGCTTCGGTTGCCGCGGCTGCGCTTGCGGTCATGCCAGAAGATGCGTCGTCAATTGCGGGAAGTAAAAAACCGCGCACGATACGTCCAAAAGCTAAAGCCGCCTCCGCCGCCGCCGCCGCCGTAAACACCGACCGTTCTGACCCGAAAACAGCGATCACGGTAATGAAGCGCGAACTTGAAGAAGGTCGCAGACGTCTGAAACCGGAAGAACTCAACAATCCATTTAGTAAGGAGTTCAACAAACTTCTTTTAAAAAAAGAATTACTTGAACGAGAGATGACAATCCATGATATTGGTATTTTGCCGGGTGACGGTGACGGTGACGGTGACGGTGACGGTGACGGAGCACGGATTGCTTCTGCCGCCTTAACCGGCCTCTATCCAACCCTAAATGACCCAAATTTTAATACTAAAATCGCCTTGCGAAAGGAGTTTTTTGATACCAAGATGGATGTAGATAATGCGAAAAATGTAGAGGAAGAGGCGGAGATTCTATGTAATGCGCAGATTGAACTTGCGCCGAACCAGCAATTTGTTCGTAATTTTCTTTCAGTAGAGACACCGTATAATAGTTTGCTATTGTATCATGGACTTGGAACAGGAAAGACATGTTCTGCGATTAGTGTTGCGGAAGAGATGCGAGACTATATGAAACAAATGGGAATTACGCAACAAATTATGGTGATTGCGTCACCAAACGTTCAGGAAAATTTTCGGCTTCAGCTCTTTGATGAACGCGAACTCCGAGAGATTGAGCCGGGTGTATGGAATATTCGTGCGTGTACCGGCAACAAATTTATCAAAGAGATAAACCCGATGAATATGAAAGGACTGACACGTGACAAAATCATTAAACAGATACGACGGCTTATTTCATCGCACTATTTGTTTTTTGGTTATAACGAATTTGCGAATTATGCGCGCACACATGCGTCAAGTATTGGAATTTCGCAAGATGATGCTGTCATACAAGAAGTTCGTCGTAAAGCGCCTGCTGGCGCAAGTGTCGGCGTTGCCAAAAAAGGACGTAAGTCAGCTGCTGATGCCACAAAGGCGGCTGAAATGGAGACACTTGCGATCGAAACACTTTCTGTCGCAAAGTTGCGTAAATTATTCGCAAATACTCTGATTATTATCGATGAAGTTCATAATATTCGTATTACAGACGATAACAGAGATAAACGCGTGGCGAAGATATTGTTCCAGATTGTTCAAAAAGTGAATAATGTGAGATTGCTTCTTCTCTCTGGAACACCAATGTATAACAGTTATAAAGAAATTGTGTGGCTCATTAACCTTATGAACCTGAACGATCGTCGGGCGACCATCGATATCGCGGATGTATTTGATGAACGCGGTAACTTTCGTATCGACTCGGATGGTCGAGAGATTGGAAAAGAGTTGCTTGTTCGTAAAGCAACCGGATATGTATCGTTCGTTCGTGGTGAAAATCCATATACATTTCCTTATCGTGTATATCCGAGAGAACATTCACCTGATTACTCGCTGCTTGCACGTGTGTCTGACGGTGGGGCTGGATATCCACGAACCCAATTAAACGGACGTCATATCGAACAACCGATTGAACATATTGACGTATTTATGACACAAGCTGGCGATATACAAGAAGCTGCGTATCGTTTTATTATTAGCGACATGAAAGCGATGTATATTTATAAAAAAACAGCGATGGTTCGACGAAAAAAAGCAGCCGCAGCAGCAGCAGCATCCGCAGCAGCATCCGAAGCAGAAGAAGGCAAGGGCAAGGGCAATGGCAAAGGCAAAGGCAAGGCCGCCGCCGCCGCGGCAGAAGCAGCAGGAGGCGTAAGCGGTGTAATTGATGAAACAACTGTCGTTGAATCAGTCGATTTCCCGTCATTCGAAAATATGGACACAATCGGTTATGCGGTGGTTCAAAAACCGTTGGAAGCGTTGAATATTGTCTATCCTCATCCGTCTCTCATCGAATATATAAATGACCCGAATGACGAATTTGATATTACGGCGTGTATTGGTAAGGAAGGTCTGCGTCACATCATGTCATATGAAGAGGTAGGCAATCCTCCCATGAGGCTGAATTTCGAATATCGCCCTGAATTTATTCGTGCGTTTAAATTGCCTCGCGGTGAAACAACTACGAAAGCATCATCCCGTATCTTTGCGCCAGAAAATATTGGCCGATATTCAGCGAAAATAAGACATATCACGAATAAAGTCATGACGAGTGATGGTATTATTCTCATTTATAGTCAATATATTGATGGCGGCGTTGTTCCCGTTGCTCTCGCATTAGAGGAACTCGGATTTTCGCGTTACAGCATCGCCGGAGGAAATTCGTCGCTTTTTCGAAGCAAACCTACACAGAATATTGACTCGATTACGATGCTTCCACAACGTCAACATCTGGCGCAATATCCTGACCGCCCATTTCGTCCGGCGCGTTATTCCGTTATCACCGGTGATCCTACGATTTCGCCGGACAATCTACATGAACTAAAAGCGTTGACGAGTGAAAATAATACAAACGGCGAAAATGTCAAGGTTGTCATTATTTCGGTTGCCGGAAGTGAAGGCCTTGATTTTAAAAATATTCGCCAGGTCCATATTTTGGAACCGTGGTATAATATGAACTTGCTCGAACAAATTATAGGTCGTGCTATCCGTAACTGTAGTCATAAACGTCTCCCTTTTTCACAGCGAAATGTTGAATTGTATTTATACGGAACATCGCTTTCAAATCCAGATATTGAGGCTATCGATCTTTATTTGTATCGTCTCTCGGAATTCAAGGCAGTAAAGATCGGAGTTGTCTCTCGCGTTCTTAGAACATCCGCGGTAGATTGTATATTGAATGTTCAACATAATACACAAACCGCAGCACAACTCAATCAGGTTGTTCAGCTAAATCTCTCATCACGTAAACAAATAAACTATCAAGTCGGCGCACGCCCTTATTCCGCATTATGTGACTACATGGAACGGTGTGAGTATGTTTGTCGGCCGACATTTTCGAATGGACGACCGATCCAAGAACAGCGTGATTTATATGGAATGGACAGCGACAGCGACGACGACGAAGATGAGCAGCGACGCGAAGAAAGTGATGTTCGAATCGATACATTTAACGAGAAATTTATGTCGATGAATCTCGATAAAATTATTCATAAAATTCGTGAATTATACAAAGAATCATTTTTCTATAAGAAAACAGGTCAAAATGGAATTATCGCACACGTAAACGCGATACGACAATATCCCATCGCACAAATCAATTTAGCTCTCACACAGATGGTGTCTGATCCCAACGAATATGTAAATGATAAATATGGACGTCTTGGGCGTATCATAAATGTAGGGGATTACTATCTATTTCAGCCTATTGAAATAACAGATAAACGTATCAGTATTCATCAACGAAGCACGCCAGTTCCATATAAGCATAGTGCCATAGAATATCCTCTTCCAGAAAATATAACAGAGGATTATTTGGGTATTCTTGAGAAACCATTTTCAGGCTCGGCCGCATCCGCATCCGTGTCAGTTCCAAATAAGAAAGTCGCGGAAGTAGTGAACGATAAACTAAAACCCCGTGCGACTTTGTCACTTCCTCCGATTGTATCAGAAGAAAGGGAAGCGGCAGCGGAAGCAGAAGCAGACGTGCCATTAAGTAAAGAGGAAGAAATCATTACGATGTTGTCAAATACATTCGAGACATGTAATACCGTATTTGATAAGCCTACGAAAGAACAGGATGACTGGTATTATTATTGTGGAAAGGTAATTCGTCAAATCTCTCAGACAGAAGAATTCCAAATTTCCAAAGAAGAGCTTCATGAGCTTGTCATCGCAAATCTTATCGAGCATCTATCATTCGAAGAATCAATAACCTTGTTGAATTATCTATTTCGAAAGAATAACGAATCGATGGAGATTACAGCTGGCGGTGCTGCCGGAGGCGGCGGAATACAACTTCTTACACCATTTGAACGTATGATCTTACAGTATTATTATCGACAGGTAATACATCGACCATTAGTAGGAAGAAGAGCCGCTGCTGCCGCCGCCGCTGCCGCTCCTGTGCCAGAAGATAAAGGAATGCTATTATTCAATAAGGAGAAACCAAAATTATTTGAACTTGTTGTATTACGTTATGAAACGCGCGAATGGGTAGCAGCTGAACCTGAAGATGAACAAGAATTCTATTTACTTTTAGTAAAAGTCCAAACGGAACAAATTAAAAAAATGAATATGGTGATTGGATTTATTTCATTATTTAAAATGTCATACATGGTATTTAAAGTCAAGGTAATGTCAAAGAAACGCGACAAAGGTGCTAGGTGTGATCAATCAGGTAAAACCGACGCAATATCAATTATCAATACGGTGTTGTCGTTGAATCCTGCGACACAAGGGGATGAATACAAACTTACCACCGAAAACACAAAACTCAGAACCCAAAAGGAATTATGTGTATTTCAGGAGTTTTTATTGAGGACGTTTGATAGGAAGGCGGTCAACGGGCGAAAATGGTTTTTTACACCATGCGAGGCTTTGTTGTGCGATATTGAAGGTTTACATATAGAGAAATAAAGTATAGATATATATTAGGTGATATGGAACAAAGGACAGCAAAAGTTAGTATTTCAAGATATGGTAATGTAAGTCAAGCGCCGATTACAGCATCGCCCAAATTAGGAATTTATACGACGATATTACTGACACGTAAATTGGAAGTTCCATTTCGTATTATTGGGCGTAACATAAAAGATACACTTGAGCATATTCTCTCGAAAATCGTAGAAGGAAAGTGTATGGCCGAAGGATTTATTCGCCCAGGTAGCGTGAAAATTCTCACGTATTCGAACGGGTATCTTCATGGAAAGAACGCGATATTTGAAGTGGTATATGAATGCGAGGCGTGTTCGCTTGTTGAAGGAGTCGTGTTTTCATGCGTGATTAAAAATATTAGCTTAGCGGGTATTCGTGCGACACTCAACGAGCCCAAAAGTCCGGTAGTCGTGTTTGTCGCACGCGACCATCATTATGACCGCGCCGATTTTACGCGTCTTCGGGAAGAAGAAGAGATACGCGTGAGAGTCATCGGTCAACGATTTGAGATTGGTGATGATGCTATTTCGGTGATTGCGGAGTTGGTGTAACCACATTCGTATAACCACTTACTATATTGTAAATGGTTATATAAAGCGTGCGAGGTCGTATATATAACACACAGACACGCGTGTATGGACCACATATTTACATGCCTTCACTGTCAAGAACCATTTGTTATCGCGCATAACGAGTTCAATTGTCGAATATTGCGTCATGGTGTATATAAAAATACACTACAACCGATGGATCCTCATGCGAGTAAAGAAGTATGTGATCAACTCGTGAATGATAGATTGATTTATGGATGTGGCAAACCATTACTGATAGTTGATTCGAGTGCGAATGCGAACACATATGATATCGTGATATGTAACTACATCTGAATTCTATCGAAAACAAAAACGAAATAAAATTGATACAAATATAAACATAATTTTAGAATTCATATAGTCATCGTCGTTCATAGTATAATGGCGTCTCAAACCGTGATCGCGGGAAATACAAAACGACCTACAACAAAACTAATACGCCCAAAACCGAAAAAACCCGCGGTTGAACATAATACGATAGTGGAAGAAACACCTGACGCATACTGCGATCCAGAATTGTTCGTGAAACGTCAAATACGACGAAAATTGTCGTTGCCATTTTATAAAATCACAAAAGATGTCATTCTCGCACAACTATTGAGAATTGAACTCGCGAAATTAGTAGAAGGACGGTGCTCAGTTGAAGGCTATATTTGTCCGAACTCTATCTCGATTTCGTCTTATTCGTGTGGAACACTCGCGGGGTCAAATATACATTTCGACATTATAGCCGATTGCCTGATTTGTCATCCCGATGAAAATACCGTGATCAAATGCGTCGCGAAAACGATAACACAAGCTGGAATTCGTGCTGGTGCGAGATTTTTACAAAAAGATAATGTGTCTCCAATAGAAGTATTTCTCTCACGGGATATGCATGCGTCCTCTTCGCGTGATTTGTTCTCGCGAATTGAGGAAAATGACGTTCTTACGGTGAAAATTATCGGGCGTAGGTTTGTGCTTCATGATACACATGTGACAATTATTGCGATGTTAGAGAATTCATTATGAAAGAGTATAAAGTTTAGACCGTATTCTATTGTATATGATGTCGTCTAGTTCAAACAGTGGTGGTTCTTTTTATTCATCAAACAATATAGCGACCGCGACTGCAATTGCGAGTCTTACGGCGATGAACGAGATACAAACGATCGCTCAACATGTCGAGGCGAAAACGAATTATTTGATGTCTTTAAAAGAAGGTATTGAAAATATGCCGGTTGTCCATCAGATTGAGGTGTTACGGATTCTATGTTCCAAAAACACACAAATTAATGAAAATAAAAACGGCGTATTTGTCAATATTTCTAGATTGAATAACGACTTAATACAGGAATTATATGATTATATGAAATATTTCATCAATCAAGAAAATCATCTTAATGAAATCGAACAACAGAAGCAAAGTCTCACAAAGGAGTTTTTTGATAAATAAACACATAAAGATAATACGATGATTTATATAACCGCATAGGATGACTGGTATTGTTCCTTGTCTTTATAATGCTTACTCATTTACACCGGAAAATTTCCACAACGAATCTATTTTATGTTATTCGACGATCGAGCGCAATACTCCGTCTTCTTCTTTACCGTTATTACCGAAACCGATGTTTATAAAACATATAGATGACATTCCGGCGTCGGTGTCGTCGGATTCGGACTCTGACTCGGACTCTGACTCGGACTCTGACTCGGATTCGTCGTCGTCGTTTCAGAATAAAGTGACAAAATTTCATCCAGATGATATAAGTCAATATGCTTATAATAACATACGCACAGGTGAATCATCGAATACAGATTCATTATTATGGTGTTTGTATATTATGATGTATGGTGTTGAAAAATATGAAATGATTGAGAACCGTTATACTGAGTCAAATCGTTTTAAGTTTGAACTCATCGAAATGTTACGAATAAATAAGATCATTCTAAAAGCAAACAAGGTGAAACTGAATTCGGTAGAAGATACGTTGGTACATAAACCATTCATTACATTAGAAACACTTCATGCCGTTGTATTATGTAAATCATTTTCTTTGTGTATTGTTCAAAATCGTAAGTATTACGATAGCGATAGCGGTAGCGGTAGCGGTAGCGGTAGCGGTAGCGGTAGCAATCGCGTCTTCATCATCGAAAAGATAAAGGGGAAATATGTTTTATATATCGCACCCATGCCTATGATTGTTGATTATCTCGCGTATGTGCGTGAGAATTATTGGCGAATGGAAAGTATTATTTCTACTCCAATTCGCCCTATTTCAGCATACAAATTACAAGACTTAATCGATATTTCTGTAAAACTGAACTTGCCTACTGTGAATGTATTTCCAGATAAATTCGGATCGATAGGAACAGAAAAACGTAAAACGAAACAAGAACTATATGAATCGATTTGTCGATGTCTATAAAATTGAAGTATATATATATAAATATTATATCCTATTCATATATATAATGCGGAGAAATCGCGAAAGAGGAGGTCTGTCGTCGATGGCGGCGTCAGCATCGGAGACTGCGTCGGCGAAACAATCCGCATTCTTACGTATTGTAAAACATTATTTAGAAGGTATCACCGATACGACTGATGGTGTCCCCGAATTAGAAATACGTTTCGGAACACGTGGAAATAACGCAACTACTCGCGAAAACTTCGACGGTGTTCTTCAAAAATTACTATCCGGCGGATTTTACTTCGTGAAAAAAAATGCGTATGCTTTGAAAATCCAGAATGAATTCATCGACCAGAAAACTGGACAAACCAAACTTTCTCTTATTCGCGCCGAAATACACGGTATCAACGAAATCCAGAATTATTGTAAGACGAATGTTCCAGATGAAAAATACGCGCTATTTACTCAAAAGATGTATGCGAAGGCGGGGGGCGGCGGCGGTGTTGGAGGTGAGGGCGAGGGCGAGGGCAGCGGCGGCGGCAGCGGCACAACAATCCACCCAGTTATATTTGACGACTTTAATTTCAAAGTAAGTTATCAACGAGAAAAGCGTATCGCAAATACATCGACGCTCGCAAGGTCGATTATGAAAACATGGAATGACAACAAGAAGATATTTCGTTATATCAATCGTAGCACATTAAAACATCCCGATTTTCCGTTTCAAATCGATATGAGTGTTGTCAAGGAGTCGCATAAAGACCAAACCGGTTATATTTCAACATCGACATTTGATGCTGCCAAAGTTATTGAAAGTCCTATTCGGTATGAAATCGAAATTGAAGTCATCAACGAATTGGTCGGTCCAGGAACCGCGTTTAACCATCCGAATCATTTGTTGGATCATTTGCGCAAGATGATAAAAATTGTGATGTCAGGGCTACAAGGAACAAATTATCCCGTTTCATTATCCGATATGCGTAGTGTCCACCGTCGATATTATGAGTTATTGTATCCTGATGAAAAGCAAGGACGCGACAGTGACAGTGACAGCGACAGCGACCGTGACCGTGACCGTGACCGTGACCGTGACCGTAAAGGTGGTGCTGGTAAATACGACGAACGTGAACGCGAACGTGAACGTGAACGTGAACGCGACAACCGAGTGCGACAGAAAGAACGTGAACGAGAACACGAAACCGCCAGCGGAAGAAACGGAATACAACTTCGCCCAAAGCATTTTATTGGTCCATGTTCTTATACACTTCAAATCCAAAACATTCAGCCGCTTGATCCTGACTCGAAGGTCCCAAATATTCGATTGAATTATTCTGTAACAGAAAAGGCAGATGGACATAGAAAGCTTCTATTTGTCGCACCAAAAACCGGCCATATTTATCTCATCGATACAAACATGAACTTCCAATTTACAGGTGCTGTTTCGTTGAATACAAAACTACATAATACACTATTAGACGGTGAGCATATCCTTCATAACAAAAACGGAGATTTTATCAACTTATTCCTTATATTTGATGTATATTTCGTTCACAAGGCAGATGTTCGGTCGCGTCTATTCTTTCCGATCAACGAAGACGAAGTTCTCACGAATTTTCGACTTCCATTAATGGAAAGTGTCGTAAAAAATCTTCAGTTGAAATGCGTATCGGGTGGGGCAGATTCATTACCACCGATTCGTATCGAGACCAAGAAGTTCGAAATCGCATCATCGTCAAAATCCATTTTCGATTGTTGTGCCTTGATATTACGCAAAGCAGCCGAACATCAATTCGAATATCACACCGACGGCCTTATCTTTACACCGATTGATTTCGGCGTGGGAAGTGTCGAGAGAAATGATCCTACATCAGCTGGACCATTATACAAGGCTACATGGGACTACTCATTCAAATGGAAACCAGCACACATGAATACAATCGACTTTCTTGTGACAACAAAAAAAGGCGAAGATAATGATGATCTTGTAAGTAATATATTCAAAAGTGGCGTTGACATGTCGCGTTGTATTCAGGTTCAACAATACAAAACGTTGGTATTGCGTGTCGGATATGATGAACGAAAACATGGACACCTGAATCCATGCGTTTCGATGATTGAAGGTGCGGCGGCGACATCATCCGGTCGTGGACACAACAGCGGTGAATCTACCGACACCTATAAACCGGCTCCATTTTATCCAACATATCCTTATGATAACGATGCGCATATTTGCCATGTCATGTTACGTCCAGATGAAGCCGGAGTAAGTCAAATGATGACGCTTGAAAACGATATCATTCAAGATGAGACGATCGTCGAATTTAGTTATGATCCGTCACAACCGGTAAATTGGCGGTGGTCTGCCCTGAGAGTTCGACACGATAAAACGGCAGAATATCGCGCAGGAGGCAAGAATTATGGCAACGCGTATCACGTTGCGAATAACAACTGGCACTCCATCCATAATGCGATTACACCAGAGATGATGATGATAGGTGAAGGAATTCCCGATGACCTCACGAACGATGATATTTATTATAATAATGCCGAAACTTCGAACGGAGGGCGAGGGATTGATATTGGACGGGGAACGAAAATTCGAACACTCACAAAAGGAATGCGTGATTTCCATAACTTGTTTGTTAAACGCAAGCTCATCATGAGTGTCGCTCGACCCGGACAAACACTTATCGACCTTGCGGTTGGAAAAGGCGGTGATTTACCAAAATGGGTTGCCGCAAAATTAGGCTTTGTTTTCGGTATCGATTATTCGAAAGACAATCTAGAACATAAATTCGACGGTGTGTGTGCGCGTTATCTTGATATCAAGAAGAGAAAACACAATATTCCAGACGCGATATTCATTCACGGTGATAGCAGTAAAGAAATTCGAACCGGTCAAGCCGCAATAAGTGAGCGTTATCGGTTGATATCACGTGCGGTGTTTGGCGAAGGATCGAAAGATGCGAGTGTATTAGGTCGAGGTGTTTATCCGCATTACGGTCGCGCGGCCGATGGGTTCGATGTTTGCTCTGTTCAGTTTGCGATCCACTACTTCTTTGAAAACATTATGAAAGTCCATACCTTTCTTCAAAATGTATCCGAATGTACGAAACTGGGCGGATATTTCATCGGAACATGTTTTGACGGGGCACGCATCTTTCATGCGTTATCACGTCTAGAAAGCGGATCGGAGTTGAGTATTCTCTCGTCTGGGGGGGCGGACCCTCAAAAAATGTGGTCCGTCCGTAAGAAGTATCATCAAACCGAATTTGAACCGGATAGTAGTAGTGTTGGATACGAAATAGAGGTGTATCAGGATTCAATCAATAAGTTGACGCGCGAATATCTCGTGAATTTTGATTACTTGACTCAGCTTCTTGAAAATTATGGGTTTGACCTCGTGACACCAGAAGAAGCCGAAACCACGCTGATGTTTCGTATGCCTGATGGAACCGCGACATTTGAAACGATGTATCATGAAATGGAAATCGAATGTAAGAAACGGCGTGATGGAGACGGTGGTGGTGGTGAAGGCGCGGGCGCAGGCGCGGGTGAATGGGAACGTCACTGTCAACATGAATATGGTTCCGCTTTGTATATGTCGGCAGAAGAGAAGCAAATCTCATTCTATAATCGGTATTTCATATTCCGAAAAAACCGAAATATCAACGCAAAGCAGTTGAAAAACAGCTTCTTAAGTTATGCTGGCCTACAAGAGGAACAACAGCGTGTTTCTTCTTCAGAACAGGATCTAACCGACGAATCTGTCGCACTCGAAAAAATCGCGAAAGCGTCGCGTCCAATCGATGTTGCTTCTAAACCGGCAATTGCTGCGCATATTCTTGAAGAACGTAAGGATGCCGCGGCCGTATCCGCAGTACTTGCGAGCGATTCTTCTTCTTCTTCTTCTTCAACGACCGCAGCTTCGACATTAAAAAAAGCGAAACCCAGACTGAAAAAGGTTACGACCGTAAAGGGATCAACGGAGGTGGCAGCGGCGGCGGCGGCGGCAGCGGAGGCGGCGGAGGCGTCAGCAGCGGCACCAATCGAACAATTAGAGAAAAAAATACAGAAACGCGCTACTACCAAAAAGGCAAAGGTGGCGGCAGAAGCGGATGATACGACCACGACTGGAGCAGGAGCCGCAGCCGCAGCCGCACCCGCAGCAGCTCCGAAACCCAAACGTCAAACCAAGAAGAAAACCGACTTATAAACATTTTACGTATAAATATAATCGATCAATATGTTCAAAAAAACTCCAAAAAATTGTTTCAAACCATTATTATCATGTTCAGGACAATCACCCCCCGCCGCAACAAATGATATAACCTCGCAGGCACAGGACAAGACTCATTCTTCAACAACCACAACAAACGGACCGGTGATGACGTATTTCAACTATTTTTTATTACCACAAGTTGATCTACATGTATGTAAAAATGGGAGTTATAAACCACTCGAACTACAAATTAGATATAGTAGTGAACATAATGTGTATATATCATCCTCAATATACGCACATTTATGTGATATCAAACATCAGATCGAACAGTATCAAGACACATGGGATAACATAAAAAAGTTTACGAATCCATATGAATATATACATTCAAACATATCCGGTAATAAAACAAATATTAGTCGATTGCGCCCATTATCACGGTCATTCTATAAAATGATCGAAATCATGAAAAATAATGATATGTTATCCCAATACAAAAATACATATACTACAAAACCTGATTCAAAAATGGGAATTAAAACATTTCATTTGGCAGAAGGGCCTGGCGGGTTTATTGAAGCAATCGCGTATTTACGTGGAATCGATTATCAACGTCATATACACGACGACGAAAAGAATATCAACACGCATGTAGGCTGCGGCGGCGTCTTCAATACCTTACATGAAACATCTACGACGCCGCAGATACATATCCTTAAACGTAATACAGATTTTCATGATGAATATATGAAAGAACAAGAATACTTGAAAGTATCGCGGCGTATATTTGATATTCAGAATGAAACGAACGGAACTGTGGAATCGGGGAATGGAGGAGGAGGAGGAGGAGGATCGATTACATACGGCAACGACCGTTATTATGGGATGACATTAGTGAATGAGGATCCGATTTGTCCCGGATGGAAAAAAACACGCTCATTTCTTGAAGGACATCCAAATGTTATTATTGAAAACGGCGCAGATAAAACCGGTAACTTAATATCGTTGGATAATTTTCTTTATTGTGCTGAAAAATATAAAAACATGATGGATATTGTGACCGCAGACGGGGGATTCGATTTTTCGGTTGATTTTAATCAGCAAGAAAATATGGCAACACGGCTAATATTATGTGAAGTATTTTATGCGCTTGCGATTCAAAAACAAGGGGGGTCATTTATATTGAAGATTTTCGACGTATTTCATAAATCAACCGTTGATATATTATACTTACTAAGTTACTATTATAAAAATGTGTCGATTATGAAACCGTATACAAGTCGTGTGGCTAATTCTGAAAAATATATCATTTGCCAAGATTTCAAGGTGACGGATTCTAGCGCGATTATTGAACAATTTGCTATCGTATTTCCTTCGTTAGTAAATGATGGAATCGCGGCTTCTTTTCTTCCGTTCGATCACGATCTTTATTTTCTGAATCGTATTGAAGAGATGAACGCAATTGTGAGCTTTCAACAAATTGAGAATATTACATCTACCCTATCTATCATAACAAATCATAGAAACGCCGAGAAATTGGAACAATATAAACGGACGAATGTCAATAAGTGTATTGCTTGGTGTGAAAAATACGATATACCTTACAACGCACATCATGCCTGTTTCCAATCTACAAATATTTTCCTTCATAAATCCATACCACAATCGAGCAGCATAAATACGCGATTACAAACGCCGGTGGGTGTGGGTGTAGGTGTAGGAACGGCGTAGAGATAAAAAACAGTCTAAATATATATCCAAATGTATGATAGTAATAATATAGTACGAATGCAGAGCACATTACAATTCATAGCAGGTCAATTGAAGAAGCCGCGTGAACGTTTCGAGACGATATTAGAGCCACTCCAAGCACTTCTTCAGATCGGGTTTCTCGCATTTTATCCGATTGGAAGTAAATTGGCGATACATAATAATATACTTACGGTTCAGGCGCCAGGTTATACGCAGCATGTTCGTCGATGGTATAACAACGATAAGAAAGAAGACGTCTTTTATTTGTATAATGTATTCTCTCGGTTCAATAAATTCTACAAGACGGTTCTTACTGGGGCGGCGGGTGTGGCGGGGGCGGCGGGGGCAGGCGAAAACGCGGCATTATTCTCGCTACTGAATGAACTTGCGAAAACGGGGATCAATAATTTAACACGGACTTATAATCAAACCGATAAAATCCATATTCTACATACACTTCAAATGTATAAAGGGATGTTGGATAATCCTGACTTGGTGCGGCGTGTATCGAATCGCCATGACGACGCCGCTGCCGCCGCCGACACACCCGACACCGTCGATGCCACCGACTGTCAATTGCCTTCTAGGATAAAGAGCCCGACGTCGTCTCCGCCATTGCGCCCGATGACCGCGATGACGCCAATGGGCGCGAGTGCTTCAAATGTCCCGATTGACAGTCTCGTAGATACAAATGTTGACTTGATATTCGTGAAAATAACGGACCTGTATTCACAGGAGGATTACACGATTATTTATCATACGCTCGTGAAAATTCAGAATGACCCACAGTATTATTTGAACTACGTAGAAGGGTTGAATAAAATTCTGGAACCGGTGAATATTCGCATCAAAAAATGGATTGATGACAATATTGTGTTTTAATGCTTGCGGCATGAAATACGAGATTTGCGTCGTGAAACACGGCGTCGCTTTTTTGTGATATTCTTTCGTTTTTTTATTTGTAACAAAGATGATTTGCCACCTTTTGATTGACAGGATTCTAAGGTTTCGACTATAGTAAATCCATACCTTTTCATATCATCGTTGTTGAGTAATATGATATATCCTCTTGCTACATCATCATTCTTTGTGTTTTCATGTAAGGCATGTATTTTTTTGTCGTATGGCGCCACAAAACTACTCAATATATCATCGGATTGTAATTTATACCAATATGCGTTTTCTTTAGTGATTGGGTCATTTCCTGAATAAATCAAACCTTTTTGAACGAAATCACACATATTGATAACTGATTGAGGATGAGAACCTGTGTTTTGTGATCGCAAATATGTATCGAGATCAACAGGATAATTTCTATAGTCTACGACATTTTCTAGTGATGGCGGAATTGGAGGTAAAGATGATTTTGTAATTACGAAAACTACACTGGCTTGTGGTTGTTTCGGTTCAATCGGATTTATTTTTGCGAATATATGATCAAAATGAAGACCAAGTGATTTCAACCGTTCACGACTATGTAAAGCTTTTGATTTTTGTAATTCTTCCATTTTATATTATAATGAAATAAAATGAAATGAAACTCATTCCATCTCCAACTTCACCCAACATGGAATATAAGGCGCGTTGCTGAGTTCGCCTTTTATTTTACGAGAGAATTCCGGGAATGGGATCTTGATTTTCGCGTCTTCGCCCGTCTTAATAAACTGGCTCAGTTGCTTATATAGTTCGCGAATCGCCGGATAAGATACATTCATCTGTAGTTCGGTGAGTTTATCGATGATTGGCCGCACCTGTTCGCGGCGTTGCTCTATCGTGCGCTCGGTTTGGAAGGGGATCGTATTCGCGGCTGCGGCGGCTGCGCTTTTCTTTAAGTTCCTTTTCCAGTGCTTCCCCTTGCCATATCGCGTATGATTCGCGGGGGCATCGTCGGCGGTGGCATCGTGAGCTGCGGCGTCAACAGCCGCCTCAATATGAATATCCGCTAGATCCTCTGGAATAAGGACGACTTCTTGGCGCAACTTGTCTTCAAATGATAGTTGTGTATCTGACACTACCCCCGCACTTACATCCATCGATATATTTGCTCCCATTTATTACAATAAGATAGAATAAAGTATATGGTTTAAACCTATTTGACAATTTTATTCATAAAATGTTCGTTGGTGCCCGCCTAAAATACCACGTCAAAATCGTCATTATACATTTTATCGCCTTTCTTGATTTCAAGGACATCACGAAAGGTCTTACTTCGCATGAGCGGTACATTCGTTCGTATTTTCAGGTTCAGGTGCGGGTTCGTGAGTACTTGGACAAGGATTTCGCGGAAATTCGCATATTGTCGATTCTGAATCGCGTAATAGGTATAAAAATTCAAGAAAGAGCTCTCACGTACATGTTCATCTCTCGTGATATCACTTACGTCGTCATATACATGGCGATGATACTTGTTGAGCGCATCCTCGCACACAGCGATACCTGTTACATCCGCTAGATTTTCGGATAACGAGAGATTTCCATCGATTACGAATCCATCCTTTCGAGAGATTTCTTCATACTGCCGGCGGATTGCTGCGATCTTACGTTCATATATAGCGGTGTCTTCCTTGGACCACCAGTTTTTAATGACGCCTTTATGATTGTAGATTCGCGAATTTACATGAAGAGCGTGAGAGATTTCATGACCGAATGTAAAACCCACCGACGCGAGGTCGTATTCATAACCGCGCCCAAACTGGACATTCATGCTATGCATATACGCAGTCGGGATATAGATACTATTCGAGTTCGGTGTGTAATACGCGTTCACGACGAAGGATTGAACTCCAACGAATTTCATCGTTCCCCAGTTCATGATCTCTAGGTCGTCGGGTGATAATTTGGAATCGCTGGATGAAATGTGATGCTTCGCGATATACTCCGTTCGCTGGATGCTTCGTTTGAGCAGATTGCCCCATGCGTCTTTCGGGTCATAGTCTAGGTTTGTAGGATCAGGTGCCGAGAGATTTGCCTCACCAACACGAAGTTTTATCGTGTTGAGTTTCTTCATCGCACCTTTCTTCGTAGTTGTCGACATCCATGTATTCCGAGTGATACGCGCCTTATAACAATCCAACATCGTATTTCCAATCTCTCGAACCTTCGAAATCATTTCTTCATTTTTATAACGACGAGTGAATTCTTCGGTCATCGTCTTCGGGAAAGCATACGCCATTCCAATAATCGGGAAATATTCTCTCGGAAAGTGTGTATCTTTGCCGCGAATGAGTGTATCGTTGAAATCGAGGTAAATCTCTCGCCACTTGTCGTGAAAACAGATGAGTTGTCGTAAATACATGAAATACCAGTAACTCTTCCATGCGTCGGATGCCCATTCTTTTTTGAGGAGATCCATGATCGATGAGAGATAGCCGACCTGATTCACGATGAAATAGGGCGGAATGCTTGACGACGACGACGACCGTTCACCATACCCGATCCATTTCGCCATCTCTGGCCAATCGAGACCGACGAGTGACATCGCATCTTGCGAGAGAATTCGTGTAGCACCGCGTATATTATTTTTGTAATGAGGAAGTTTCAGACGTTCTTTCACGTCGGCATCACTGCCGCATCCACTTCCACTCTCGCTTTCGCATTCACAATTACGGTGTCTCGTGATTTTCGCGGGAGCACACGAGAGATGCGGTGGTTTATCGGATTGTTTTTTTGAATCATAGATATTCGCATAACTTTCATCGAAACGACAATCCAAGTTGTTCATACATGTGAGTATTTTACACTCGATGTCATAGACATCGCTTACCTTAATATTGTGGGTGGTTTCATAATCTCGCCCCAAGCATTTTGTGAAAACATCATCGATGAAACGGAGAAACGCATTCGTGATTCGTTTTTTGTATTTTAAATATTCGACGGTTTTCATTTCGGGGCTAGCGTCAGTGTCGTCACTACTGGCGGCACCGGCGGCACCACCTTCTTGGTTTTGACGTATCACCCTAGTCGTGCTAACATTCAAACGAACCCCGCGCATCTGTTTTTCGAGGATGCTATCCGCGAGATAAAACCGATAATCATATAATGAAAGCGACGGTGTCCCAACATGTGCCGATAATTTACCCGGAGTGTATTCGTCGGGATATACGTTCCATACAACAGGAAGTGCCCATTTCACCATTTCATTCTGGTTCATTACACCCAGAAATTTATAAAGATTGTTCTCGCATACGAGGTTCTTGTATAATTTACAAAAATCTGCGATATGTGCGAGGATGGGTTCAGGGTGTAAGTCGCGAAAAGACGCGTATACGTTTTTCATTTGCCGCACAACCACGGTGTCGGCATGTGAGCGAGTATAATCACGTATCATCGTAAGCGTATTTTTGAACATTTCATCCTGAATTAATTTGAAATTGTCTAAAGGCCGGATGTATTTCAATTCTCTCGGTAAGGTCTTCGGGACTTCTCTCAACCATTTCTGATTCGCCCATAAATAAAAGTTGTTGGCGCGGAGCGTGCGGTCTCGTTTGCGTTGGGTTATACGATGACGGGGATGATGAGTATGCCTGTTTTTTTTTGTATGCGACATACACCAATATATTACGGTTATATACTACTATAGTTATATACGACGGTTATATATTGGTGAGATTATATCAACACCTCAGATGCGGCCTCTTAACAGCACGGTTATACAAGTTACAGTCGGGTTTAAATATCTTGCTCTTAATGAAGTAAGGCGCACCCATCGAGTCGCCATGATACTGGCCGGCGTTTCCAGCCGCAACACCATACGCTGTCTTGAATGATGCACCATTCTTCGTAATGGTCTCCAATTTCAATCTCTCGAGACGCGTGCCGGCACTTACCGCACCTTGAACTCCGTATTTCGCATTATTTGGCTTGTGAATCACGGTTGTGCGGCATTTGGCACGGTCGGCCGCGTCGGGATAAATTCTCTCGGCATTTCCGCAATTCGTTGAATAATATACCTGTGAACCAGTATTGGAATTGCTGGGATTCGCAGGTGTTCCGTCTGCGAGGACATACTGATTCGGTGTGCCCGACATCTTCGAAAATGTCTGTTGTTGTTGATAGGTGCGGCATCGTGCTTGAAGGTAGGAAGCTGTGCTGGTATGATACGCGCGGCTAACATTTGTATTTCCGCTGCGAATGATACGTTTCTTCGGGTTGAACGAGAGATTCTTGGTTTCATAAATACCGGTATTGATTTGATACGAACCCGGCTGACCTGGAACTCCCACCTGTTTATAACCGGGATTCTGTATAATTTCATCCGGCATACATTCGCGCAAGAAGGGGCGCGGGATATCTTCTACGACGTAGTTTTGTTTCGAGGCGACACGGGCGTCACACCCACACGCGGTTCCTCGGAAAACGATACCGCCAGGACGGTCGATGAAGCCAATCGTAGGCCGCGATTTATTTGTGGAAGACGGCATTAAACTTTTACGCCAGTGCTTGATGGGTCGTGGGCGAAAAACGGACCGCTTAATCACATTCTTGGTTTGAGGAAACTCGCAGCATTTTGTATCACGACCAAAATCATTCAAGGGATTGCCTTCAGTAGATGGGCCATTCTCGGCAGGTCGAGTAAAACCTGGATACACACTTCGTGTTGTAGATTCCTTGGTGGAACGAATTGCCACTCTCATCGTTCTAAAATTAAGCGGCCATGAAACGAAATTCTTGCTCATTTTATGTATTCGTATATATCAAGTAGATAGTATATTTTAGATAATAATTTAGATATTATTTTAGATAGTATTTTAGATAGTATGTTCGAATATATTCAATTCTATACCAAAAATCTCTCGAACTTTACGATCTTACTATTGATTGGTGTCATTATCGCAATATTGGATATTACACTTCGTAACGTAATCAAAGATGTGTATCTAAATGTTCGAGAGAATATGCGGGGGAGTATCGGCGACAACGTTCTCGAAGGTATGGAAAATAAAGGCGATAAAGGCGATAAAGGCAATAAAGGCGATAAAGGTGACGGGAAAGACAGTAAAAAAAGCGACAGCGAAGACTGTCCCAAAGACTGTACCGCAGTTGAAGCTTTACGGACCAAACTAACCGGATTAATAGAAAACGCTACTAAACTTCAAACACAAATCAAAGAAAATAATGAAACGATCAAAAAGCAACATAAGACAATCGAAAATATGCAGAAAAGTGTCCAAAAATTAATAGAAAAGTCAAAGTAATAAAATAATACGAAATAGTAAGGAGTTTCGTTTCGGGTGTGGTTCGACATGATTCATAAATCATTTATCCATCTTGATCACGATGGAACCACGATAAACGACGTATTTAGGTCAAACGTATCACAATTCATACATGATAATGAAACACACCCAATCGTGAAATATAAAGGATTTATTATCGCATTTCTACTCGCACTATCTGGTTTGGTTCTTTTACTCTTATTTAATCATGATAAACTGCTTGGTCATAAATTCTGGAGACATTTATTTATTCCGGTTTCTCAATTAAGAGACAAATACATAACATCAGACACGCGCACGCGCACGCACAACGACGATGACATTCTTTTTGGGTATGACTATAAATATCGTAATTCAGAAGCGGCTATTTTTCGAGAAGCAATCGAGGGTATGGCCACGACGACGAAAGATGGAAAAGCAACCACAAAATCCGGCGAATTCATCAGTGCTGATACCGAAAGTGCCGAAAAGAAAAAGAAAACACCTTGCGCTACTGACTGCTCACAATATGTCGAACTTAAAGGAAAAATAAATGATCTCTCGAAATATGTGAATGCGGTGAAAGACCAAACCGATGAAATTGATCAAACGTCTAAAAAAATACAGGAATTAGGAAAACAAATAGAAGATTTGAATAAATCACTTTCACCCGGCGGACAAGTAAATATAATAATCTAATGATAACGTAGTAGTAGTAGTATGTCATCATTATTAGGACCGTCCTATGATTATTGGAAAAGTATTAAACAACCCGATGAAATGGGGATGTCGCCTGGGTTCTCACTCGGTGCGCTTGCGACGAATGTAGATGGTCTTTTATCATATGTCGAAGTTCTTATTTCTGGAACAGGGAATGCGAGTGTAACAGGAAAACCTCTTGGTAATAAATTCTTTTTACCAACAACTGGTAAATGTAGTGAAACAACGGTCGAAAAATGGAAGAAGGAACAAGATGAAGACGCCGCATGGGAGAAGGCATATCAAGAAGTTGAAAATAAACTAGGCGCGAAAGAAATTACAGAAGATCAGGCAACCAAACTGAAAAACGCACTCAACGAACAAAAAGCAAAGCGTGATGAAGAACGTGGACAAGCGAAACAACAGGTCCAACGATGGATTTATGTAAATAATATACCGGATGGTTCGATTCCATTTATTTCAAGCGGAGCCGATGGACGCGGGTTTCAGTCGCTTCGAGGTCTTATTCCCGGTGCTCTCGGAAATCTAGGGGCATTAAATCCGGTCCAGTTATTTAATGGGTTTACCGCAGGAACCTATCCGGATTGTGCCAAGATCACGATGGAAACTGTAAATAATGAAAACGCAAAAAGTAGCGAAACACACCATATAGCGATGATCGATATGGTTCAACTGAATCCATGTAGCTTTCCCGGTCGTTATAATCCAGCATCAGGTAAATCGTGTCAGAATAGGAGTGAAGGATTTGATGAAATGAAAAAAGAAAAAACGAGAGATATAGATAACCGAAGACTAAATGAAACAGGCAGTTTAGCCGGTTCTTCTGGTGTCGCTTACCAAACGTC